CCTGTATCTGAATCTTTTTGCAATGTAGCAATCCAAGAATTTGTACCGGTCTTAACCCAACCGGGTTCAAGATTACTTGGTTCAATTTTAGTTTCAATTTTTTTAGATTTCTTAACCATGATATTTCTTTAATTAATTAACATACGAACAAGACCAACACTATCAATAGCAACTAGCAATAGATAGTTAGCTACCATACCAAATGATTTACGACTATAAGCAGACCAACCAAACATAATGCATTGGCAAATAAAAATAGGATACAGAATGAGAAGAGGCGGAGTTGGTACTGTGAGCGCCATAACAATCGCACATGAGATAGATAATACCCAAGCTGTAACTTCAACGACAAAACGAAAAGGGTTTGTTGAATAGTCATGTTTGATATAGCTGAGTATATTAAGTACGATTACGATCATACTCGGCAATTGCTTCACGTAACAATATCTCAACCATTTCGTTCAACGTGATATCACGCTTGTGTGCTTCTAGGCACAACTTAAGCATAGTATCATTATCCAAATCAATGGGCACTTCAACACGGGTATCAAAAGATTCACCATCAAACATCTTATATGCCTTATTAAGAAAATCTTCTTCAGTTTCCAAATCAACCCACTTTACATCATCCCATGCTTCATTAGGATCAACATTGCGATCCTTTGCCTCAAGATCATATGCGTCACGATAAGCTGGATCAATATAGCGATAGGGCTTTGGTTCAGTAGCACCATCGGCATCAGCTTTCGGACTCACATTCACTTCATACACTCGTTGAGTTACTGTATCAAAGATTACAGTTCCATGTGCATATTTGCTAGTGTAATCAATAGTCCATGGACTAGGGTAGCAATCCCAAAGATACTCCCCTCCACTAGTGATTTTATGTTGAAAGGTGTTGTTAACTTCACTTAGCTGCATTTTCTTTTCCTTTGTAATGTTCAAGAATCGGTTCAATATCGTTATTATATATCTGTTCCATTTGTTTGTAAAGCATTTTGGCTTCCTGCTCTGTTAAACCACTTGACAAAGACTTGTCACCTTCTTCTTTACGCAACCCATAATCATGCCGGTATGTATAGCACATACCTGTGATAATTTGTTCTTTTGTTTTCATAAAACTTTCAATCCAAAAATTATTGCATCTTTTTCATTAGCGAATGTAAACACTACACTAGCCATTGCGGTGGCATCAACAACATAACTACCTGTGCATTTCTTCTTACACCACTTTTTTGCAGCAACTACTCTAGCATCAAAAGCATAATACATTTCGTTGCTGTTAATAAATAATGAAACACGATAGGGATGTTCACGTTTAGTTTTTCTACGCTGCGAGGAGTTCATAGCTTAAGTAGTGCCCACATTGTAGTCTTTTCCAAATCATTTTGAAATTCTGGATAAACAGTTTTCAGATGACGATTATCAATTTGGTTATAACCTTTTTGTGTTTTTTCTCTAATCAAATTATCTAAATCCCAACCTTCTCGATCCATTTTGGTTTGAAGTTTTTTACCACGACGGCCCCAAAAAATCAATACTTTAGGACGGATGTTGGTTCTATCTTCCATATAGATAGCACCCCAAACTTTGTCTGCACCATCACGAGTGTTCCAGCCAATAAATTTATAGTCCATTGCACACATCTCCATCAATGATTTCTTCGCACTCTTTCAATCCACGCTCCCATCGTGCCATCATAGCACGAAGGGCAGCAATGTTTTCACGATTGTGAAACATATCTCCTGAAAATATTGCAGCGTCAATAGAATCCATTGGGCCGTCTTCTAATCGTTGGTACTGTGAAGTGATCATTTACATTTCTTTCCAATCTTAGTTACTGTCTATGCATCTATTATCTCAGAGTTTGGTTGAAGGATTTCCAGTGCTGCTTTCGGCATAATGCACCACAGACTGTGGGTGAAATCGTCAGACCAAATACCAAAAACTCCATACTCATCTGGATGCATCAACTTTTTTCGGTGTTGATCGGCTTCGTCAGCAGTTGAGAATCCTTTACTATAAGCCGTGAATAATGTGTTCATTTTATTTCTTTCCAATCTTAGTAACAACCTCAGCCTTGCTCAAGTGCAGTTGGTACAGGAACCTACGGTATGTTCGCAATGTTGCAACACTCATTGGATCTGTCTCACCTTCAAGTTCAGCAATCATTGCTTCTAACTCTTTTTCTTTAGCACGGTGCCGCTCAATATCTGCATTGAGTCCTTTTGCCTTGTTCCAAAACCATGTCATATTATCCTCCTTACTTAATTTCAAAATGATCTTTAATCACTGCCTTTGATACTGTCATTCCGGTCATCTGTTGAGCGTTATACAATCCGGTATCTTTTTCTGTCTGGATGGTGTTAGCACATTCCCTAACAATCAACTCGGCGAACTTTTCGTTGTCAAAATGTAGTTGGCCTTCTGGACGTGTGTCCCAGCATTGTTCAGCTAGTTCTTTAATTCGTTCGTTCATTCTTCAACTCCGAAATGTTCTTTAATAGTTTCTACTGCTTGTGTTAGTCCATCATCATAACCAATGTCATAAACATCGGTTCTATATTCATTTACTTTGACTGATTCGAGTTCTGCTATACACTCCCGCACAATCAACTGGGCGAACTTTTTCAAATAAGTTTCTTCCAAACTATTAGCAAAGTCAAATCCAGGCAAGGGTTGGTATCCAGCCTCGATAGCAAGTTCTTTAATTCGTTCGTTCATTTTATTCTTTGATTTAGGAAAATCAATAGGGTTATTGGTATTTGAATAGTGCGGTTTCATTATTCAACTCCGAAATGTTTCTTAATTGCATCTTCCACCGGTTCAAGCCAAGTGTCGCTGTACTCTGCTTTTCCAGCAATCTTAGCACATTCCCGCACAATCAACTCGGCAAACTTCTGTTCAAATAACATTTGTGCGGTATAGCCATCATGGTCTGCATATGCCCAGTCTTTAGCCTGTATAGCAAGGTCATGAATTCGTTCGTTCATTACTTAACTCCGAAAGTGTTCAATGCTGGACGCAATGTGTTAATCAATTCAGTCTCACGAACATGTGCAGGACGCTTACCACGCACAATTTCAATCACACCGAATACAAAACGCTCGGCACCACGTTCACGCAATGCACAAGACAAACCCCAATTCTTCTGCTCAGTCAAGGCCCGTTGCATATGCTTTTGCATACGACGGGTCAATGTCTTACGCACATTTCCTGCGAAACATACAGCAGTCAAACCAACGTAGGATTCAAATGTTACTGTATCTTGGATAAAGTATAACACTTGATTACGATCAGTTCTACGCTTACGGGTGATTTTCAAGTTCATAAGTGTATTATATACCCAAATCCATTTAATGTCAACCGTAAGTTTCCAGTAAGGATGTGACAAATTCCGGGTCGCTATCCCCGAGGTCTTTATCTGTTGTAAAAACGCAACAGTTTCCAAACTTGGACAGTTTGCGTCCTGCATCATCATTGTCACAGACTGCGACAACCCGACGATTCAGACAGGTTAACCAGTTGCGTAGGTCGCTGTTCGGGTTGTTAGATAGCACGGCCAACGCACTAAATCCACGCTCAGTGAGTCGGGCCGCATCAAACACCCCTTCGCACACAAACACGACTGAGGGGCTTAAATAGAGACTTTCTACTCCCCAAACAGTCTGTGTAGGCTGATTTCGGTATGTGAAATACTTGCCCAGCTTGGGATTATTCTGTGGTTTTTTCTCCCCTGAGGGACGATATTGCTGGTATCCTACCAGCTGTCCGCTAAGATTCCACAGGTAAAAAGTTGCGACACCCTCTGCTTCATCAATCACTGGCTTGTGAAGTTCTAAATCTAAATGACGAGATTTTAAGTGTTCTTTCAGCATACCCATAGTATACCCATAGTATACACCCAAAACCATTTATTGTCAATCAGTGTTTTCTGGGATTTCTTTAGGGATTTCTGTCAGATACTCATAGTTTGTAGTATCTATATTTTCTCTGAAAACGATAGCACCGTTCTTTAAGTGAAACCTGCGGGCTAAGTTAGTCTTGGGGCTTAATGTCACAAATCTAGTAACGCTAGGATATTGTGCTTTAATTCCCTTCACAGCTTGTATAAGCAATTCTGCACCTTTGCCGCTTTTGTAACTCCAAATGGTATAAAATATGGCCGTTGTGGGCACTTGAGCAGTTTTCTTCAAATCTTCTAGACCTTCAGGAACAAAGTCATGGAAGCTAACACATACCATTGCCTCTGGTTGATGTTCTTCATCAGTTAGTGCAGCAACAACCCTGCCGTCGCTAACTCTAAAATCAGTAGATATTTCAGGACGAACAGGATCGTCTTTGATGAAACTTAATAATGTGTGTGAAAGGTCTGTGATGAATTGAAACATGATACTGCTATTTATACGTATATTATAAAAACATAAATTTTATCCAAAAGAATAGGACCCGAAGGTCCTATTTTGATTTACATATAATTATACATGAATGATTTCAATAAACCCTTCTGCTAGAGTAGGCATTTCAAATCCATCAATCATAGTACGTATAACATAGTCGGGAATGTTCTTACCAGGACGACTTGCTAAACGCTTTGCTAGTTCTTCACTTTCAGGAGTGCGAAACACCACAGCGATATGTTCATAGTCAGGCAACATATTAAACTTCTTCTTACGGCTCTTAACTGTAGTAGAAGTTTGATCCCAGATAATGTCTTTGCCCGCAGTTCGTGCAGCTACTACATCCTGAGCCATTAGTTCCACTGCTCGTGGCATGTGTTCTTTGAAAACCTCGTTGTATGTCTTGCCCATCAAAGTAGCATAATCTTCAACATGATTATCAGTGCTTACCAGAACACAATAAAGGGGCCAGTCTTGTGCTGCAATCCAAGTACTTTTACCTGAGCCTGGTACTCCAATTAATTGATAACACTTTGCCATATTAAATATCTCTTTCCCAACCTAATTTCATGCCACGCCAGTTGTTTGGCTCAGTCTTTTCGTTAGCATCATAGGTCCATCCAAGAACCTTCATCATCTTGTGCTTGACCATTAAGTTAGGCTGACGTACTGCATGAGTATCCTCAAAGCCCATCATAACGCCAACTTCGGTCACGGCTCCACTACGACAAATTCCAGCAGTGCAATGTACAATAACATTCATGTCATTGTCCTTTGCATGTTGTAGCAAACGAACAAGTTCAATTGCCTGTGCATCACTAACTTTCCAATCTTCTTCCATTGAATAGTCATTAGCTTCAATGTCAAGGAACTCAAAATTGTGTCGCTCTTTGAAGTTGTGCTTGGCTTCAGGCTTCCAACCTGCCGGATCAGTAATGCTAATCAACATACTATTCTGTCCCGGATCCTTATACCACATGCCACTACTGATATCAGTTGCAGCGCAATTCTGAATAAACATTATATCACCTTTTCTTTAATTTGTCAAGCTCGTTTGCTGCTTCTTCCAGTAAGTCAGCAATACGATCTGGTTTACCTTCTGATACACTTTTGCGACCTTGAATCTGTCTGCGAATCTCTGCACGTTTACGCAACCGAAATACTAAACTTTGCTCAGAGACTGGCAAGTGACTTTCATCTTGGGCCATCAGTTCTTCAAAGCGGTCATGTTCTTCGTGCAATTCAACATGCTTTAACTTTAGTTTGATTGGTCCACAAACATGGGCGGTGTCGCCGGTACCGTTGTCATCATATCCACATTTATCGCATTTCATTCTTCAACTCCAAAAAGTTTCTTAATCCTTATTGCGGCAATGCGAACACTGCGACCATCATGGCTACCATCGTCTTCATCATCCAAAATGTCAAGACATTCTTCGACAATCAACTCGGCAAATTTTGTTGCGTGGTCCACGCCCATCCATTTACCGCTGACATCTGTACCAGCTTGTTTCATTAGTTCTTGAATTCTTTCTTTCATGCCATCTCCAATTCAGCAATTTTCTCAAAAGCAATTACTGCTGGTAACAATAGTACGGCTGCTGGGTTTTCGCTGAGTATTGCCCATACCTTCAACTGATCACTGCTCATATCAAGGTACTGGGCACAGTCATCATATGCAACGAGTGCTAACATTGCACCATAAGACGCATCCCCTGCTGTATGGCCTGCGTGGCCCGTGGCTGCATTATAAGCCACAAAACGACTTGCATGCCGAGCCGCATTCACTGCCGCATCCCAAGCCGCGTCCCAAACCGCATCCCAAGCCGCGTCCCACGCCGAACGCCATTCCGCAGGATGTGCCTTTACTGATGCTAATACACGATCAATATGTGCCGCATTGGGCAGATGACTCCATGCAGTTTCCTTCATACAGTCTCCAAATAGTTACGAACCCATGCTAAACGTTCTTGTTCATTCATAGCAGTGTACTCAACAATGTTAGCACGGATAGCGTCAACCAGCGGATAATATTCTTCATCCAAGTTCTTCTTGATATCAGCTTCCATGTTTACTAACTTATCGGTACGTGGATTGCGGGCAACCCACTTTGAAGTCAAGTAGTATGGACTCTTGATCTTTGCAGAAACCCCGTCTTCAGTGTAGAAAACAAAACCTTCATGTCGAACCTGCTTTGACTTTGCTACCAACTCACTCAAAGGCAAAACATAGGATTCTGCATAGTTGCACTTCAAACATGCCAGTGCATAGTCTTTAACCCGGTTGGACACACTTACGCCGTACATCTCTACTTTTGCGTCCCATGAGTTTTCACGGTGACCTAGAAAGTACATGCCTGCATCTTCAGGAACAATGTGTGGGTCACTTGGGTGGCAGCATTCAAACATCAAGGTCATTCCTTTAGCTGCAAGAATTTCCATTCGCCAATCAGCCCAGCACTGATGCTTCAACATCATTTCCTTAGCATAGTCTACATAGTCGTTTTGAGTTGAACCAGTAGTAGACACTAGGATATCGTTGTTATACCAAGTCATTGCCACCATGAACCCGTTTACTTTACGGTATGCAGTAACCAAAGTATTGTCTGCTAACACAGGTGCCTTAGCTTCAACACCGTAGTTGTAGATTTTTGTGAATGGGCGTGACACCACATTGAAGTCAACATCAACGATGGTACCGCGACATTCTTCTAAGAAATCATTCCACAAGTTATCATAGAACACACTCTTGCGATACTTCAATACAAATATACCATCACCAGCAGGCTTCATACTAACCAACTTTGGGTTAGCTAATACAAATTCCTTCAAATCAGTTTGGTTCATGCTATTTCTCTACTTGTTTAAGTGTGTATTATATCACTGTTTGGATTAAATGTCAACTCCGAAATGTTTTTCAATCAGATCCATGTCATCATTGTGCTGACATTGTAACGTACATTCCCGAACAATCAACTCGGCGAACTTTTCCAGATCAATATGCTTTTCGATCCACATATCATTATTCCAACGCCTCTCTACCCAGCATTGATCTTTGAGTTTTTTAATTCGTTCGTTCATTTCTCAACTCCGAAACATACCTTTGCGGCATTCCATCCATACTGAAATGCTTCCCATTCTAGTTCATCGTAACCGTGCGCACGGCGGGCGTGCCAACCTTTCCAAGTTTGCGACCTTGAATCCGATGTTTCGTCAAGAAACTTGTCAAACATGTCTGATTGTTCTTGGGTGTCCCAATCTTTTTTCATTCTTTAACTCCGAAATGTTCTGGCAAACTTTTTAATATCTCTCTCACTACAAACCATGGCATGACCGTCTGCATCATAATCACCATAAGTTCTGCCATATCTTTAAGGCCGTTTTCGTATCCATCCCCATATGGGTCTGTGCTGTCAAACTGTGTTAGTTCAGTTCTAAGAGGAACACAATCTCTCACAATCAGTTCGGCTAATCTATCAATCCGGCTAAGAAAAGCTGGGACTGGTATGTTATAAAACCCCGTGTCCTCGCCGTAGCTGACAAGCCCAGCTTCCTCAAGCAAGTCTTTAATTTGTGCTGGTGTCATTCTTCAACTCCGAAATGTTCTTTAATCTGTTTTGCACTAAGTTCTCTGGTATCATACTTGGCTACAAAAACTTCATCATATGTCTCAGCGGCAGTAATCGTTACTTTGTTATCAATCAGTTTAGCACATTCCCGAACAATCAACTCGGCGAACTTTTCGTGAAACAGTTCAAAGTAGTTGTTGCCTGGACCACTAATGGTTTGTGTGCGATTTTCTTTGGCAAACTTGTCAGCTTGATTATAAAGTTCTTTAATTCGTTCGTTCATTCTTCAACTCCGAAATGTTCCTTCAACACATCACCGATAATGTCAACACCATAATCATCTACGTGTACGTCTATACACTCCCGAACAATCAACTCGGCGAACTTTTGGTCATACATTTCTTGATATTCTTCAAGAGTAATTTCTCTGTTATGTACTCTCTCAAGATAATGCCGATTGCTCCGAGCATCATATTTTGCCTGTATAGCAAGTAGTTTAATTCGTTCGTTCATTCTTCAACTCCGAAATGTCTTTTAATTTCCATAGCATCAACCATTCTTACCTGATCGCAACATTCCCGCACAATCAACTCGGCGAACTTCTCAATCTGTTCATCAAAAAGGCTGATAGAGCTAACGTCATTGCGATGTTTTCCGACCACTCTACGGGCAAGTTCTCTAATTCGTTCGTTCATAAAAACCACTCCATATAAATCCAGACTACAATGCAAGCAACATTGAACCATACAGCAAACAATACCATGTAGAGTAACACCTGAGCCCGGCGGCCTGCTCGTTCACCTTCGTTCATTCTTCAACTCCAAAATGTTTTTTAATATGTTCAATACCTAGCAAGTTGCCATCGACCCAACCACGATAGTAGTCAGTAAGTTCTTGATGATGATTCATAACATGCTCTGGTATCATTAGAATGTCAGTACATTGCTTCACAATCAACTCGGCGAACTTTTCGTGAGTAGACTTAGAATTATCAATCCACGTGGCGTCTACTGCCTCTTGCCACAATTCATCAATTCGTTCGTTCATTCTTTTACTCCGAAATGTTGTTCAAACCGTGCCATAAACTTATCAAGTTCTGCGCCACGACAATCCACTCCTTGCTCATACCAAACTTTAGCAAAGTTCTCTTTGCACTCTTTGACAATCAACTCGGCGAACTTTTCTGTAATTACTTCTTGTAATTCTCGTACAACGCCTGGGATAAATCGTTGATTAAATGCATACAATGCTGCATCAGAATAAAGTTCTTTAATTCGTTCGTTCATTTGTTTAATCCTTTAATCCATTCGGTCTTGATACCTTTTTCATAGTAGTCTCTAGCCCTGCCTGAATAATAAAATACTTCATTACACATTGTACACTTATATCTGTGTAAGTCAATGTCTACATAAGACGATTCTGTAGTGTATTTCCACTCTCCGTCGATTTCTTCACCAAAGTAATCTCTAGTGACCCACTGTGAGTGTTCTCTTTGATGTGTACAACTCATTCTTCAACTCCGATTTAGTTATCTGTCTGTAATCAATTCAATATGGTATCCTGGGCGATGGCAGAGAAAAATAGATGACACTTCATCTTTGGTGAGAGCATCTACTGTACTCATGCCAGACAATCCACGAGGACTCTCATAATATACAAACCACGTTTTCATTCTTCAACTCCGAAATGTTCAGCAACTTTGCTGGCAATTACCGTTGATTTAACTTTATGACCCTCATATTCAGTATCAGTTCGATAACATATATCCATACATTCCCTAACAATCAACTCGGCGAACTTCTCTTTATCAAATTCCTCATTGCTGGTCCAGGTTGACCCTTCACTCCATGATGTACATTGTTTGATTAGTTCTTGAATTCGTTCGTTCATTTAGTATCCTTTAGTTTTCAACCATTTAGAAAGTTTGTGTGCCCAATCCCAAACATCACGCCCTAGACGAGCATTATGTACTTCGGCATAAACATATAGCCCCAAGATTGAAAAAATATTTAAGATTGCTAGGTACATCATCTAACCGTCCTTTAGTTAACTGTCTAAGAGTATATTATATACCCAAAATGATTTAATGTCAACTTAATTTTTCTTCTTTCATTCAATCACCCTTTTGATGATGCCCTTTGATTTCACCCTTTAATGCGTCTTTGATAGCATCTTCCATGGTGATTGCAATCACGCCGGTTGCATCTATTCCCATGTCACGACACCGAAACTTTTCCATGCCGCTGGTACTACCGTGCAAATGACCATGCAAATGAACACTACCGCGATGCATCTGGTCCCATTCTGCAATAGGATAATGAAACATCACAACTTTAGTTCCATTGTAGTTGATGTCCAAGTAGGGATGTACTTCACCAAACTCTGCACGAAATTGAAAATCTTTTAACAGTTTCTTATCGTGATTACCCTCAACCAAAATCTTAGTACCATTCAGCCTGCGCATGTATTCGGTTGCTTTTGGAGCGGGCAAAAATGCCACATCACCCAAAATATAAACAAGGTCAGCAGTGCCGATTAACGCATTCCATTCCTTGACCATGGCTTCGTTCATGTAAGCCACATCATTGCGAAATCTTGCCCGTGATACTGGGCAAAATTTCATGATGTTTGCATGTCCCCAATGTAAATCTGATGTTACCCATGTCTTCATTCTTTTTCTCTTTTCTTAGTATCTTGTTTTTGTGCTTGACGTTCTGTTTTCCAAAACACCCGCTTCCAATCTTTCAAGTGTTTCCACCATTGGGGAGCAGATGTTAGTTGACCTTGATGTTTATGAGCCATATTATTCTCCTACAAATTCTTTGATACATTCAAAACGTGTTACTGCTGGAACCCACATAAATTGTTCACGTTTACGCTTAACTTTTTCAAAATCAAAGTTAACCATAAACCAGTCTTTGTCGGTGCTGAAAGCTACATCACGCATAAATTTTACAACGTGAACCCAACGTCCGTCAAATTTTGCAACTATCATAGCACTTACTCCTTATCTTCGTCTTGTCGCTCCTATGCGACTTGCCTTATTCCATGTGTATGCGACACCATCTGGACACTTGCCATCTACAACACTATCTACACCGAACATACCTACCATTTCAAAGTCTGCACTTTTGATGGTCACAAACTCGTTCATAGCCTTAGCTGTACTCATTGCTTCATTCAATGTCATCACATTGAATGTTATTGTTTTACCTATTACTTGATACATAGATGTATTATAGCACTTTAACCATTTATTGTCAACATATGGAAATACCCGGCGAACCGGGTATTTCTTTTGAATCATTGATTATTACATCAAATCGTAGCGACTATTCATCACGGCCGTAAGCATAATTGCTTCAGGCGAGAATGCATCTGGGTCTGCACCCAATACACTAGCAGCAATCGCTGGGGAGAATCCTGATACAAGAGCGGTTCCACTCTTGTCAAACTCAACTGGAGCGTTTCCGCTAGCATTCAAGTTCCAGAAAACTACCTTAGGCAATTCGTATCCTGCTTCACTGTACTTACGTGCGATCATTTCCATTGCACTGTCATCATACTTAACGCAAGCGTTAAATTGCATGTCAGAGAAAATCATCAGTGTCTCAGGCATTTCTGCTTGTGATACCTTGTTCTTAACCGCAGTGCTAAGGATTTGATTGAACGCACCATGTAGGTTTGTACTCATTTCCCAATCTGAACTGATCATTTGATCAATCTTTTGGTTGATAGAACCCTTAAGATTCACCAACTTGGTATTGTCGCTGAAAGTCAAGAAGCAGTCCTTGAACTTACCCTTGTTCTTGTCAGCAAAGTACAATCCCAATGAAACTGCAATTTCCAAACAAGTGGTGTCACCCTTTTTGCCTGCCTTGCTAGTCATAGAGCCACTAACGTCAACTAGAGGCAACACGCTAGCGTCACCAACATAGTTAGGCAATGCAGCCCATTGTGCTTCAATAGCACCCAATTCAGTAGCAGACCACTTGGTTGTACCGTATCCACTGATACGACCCTTCAGTACATCATGCGGGAAGATTGCGTTAGCATTGATCTTCACACCTGCTTCGCCCTTAACCAACTTAGTGATGTACTCGGCATAAGTTGTACCGTGACGACCGAAAGCCTTCTTGTAACGACTATGCGCTACACTTGGAACGTGACTGTAGTTGATGTTATCCCAGTCATTTGCACACATTTGTGATTCAACAACGGTTGTCATACCAACTAAAGTCTTACGATATTGCTTTGGGCTCATACCGAAGAATTCACGAATTTCAGCCGCGATCTTGCCCTTACGTGGAGTCCACTTAGCAGCAAGACCATTACGTTGACGCAAGTAGTCACCTAGTAATGCGTATGCAGTAGCCTTCATTTCTTTAGATTCAAAAACTAGCAAGTCATCAAACCTACCAAGTTCAGGCACCTTAGTGATAAGACGAGCAGCATCAGCTGGGTTAGTCTTTTCCAAATGAGTCAATACTTGACGGAAGATTTCCCGTTCACCAGCACCACCGCGGACATCACGTGCCCATTGAACAATACGCAATGCCAGATCGGCATTCTCAACGTAAGCTGCGGTGAATTGAGGGATGATGTTCTTACCACGACTTGCGCCGATGTTGTAGAACAGGTCAACACATGCGTTAGCTGTTGACTGACGAGCCTTCATACCGTTTGTAGTACGGGCTTCTTGATTACCGATTGCTGTTGCGAATTGCATACTGTTTCCTTTCTTAGTTTTTAACAGGTTAATACTAGTTTAATGTCCTAGCAGACGCCAAATTATTGTTGCGGATGTTAACCTAAATTTAACAGGATCGTTTTGTACTTTTTGTTTCAAGTGAGAAATCCAAACTCACGTTGATAGTCTTGAAGTTATCGCCGACTATCGGCCATAGTTTTATGGTGTTGCTGAACCGATCCTAAATCTTATTGTCTAAGCGTTTATTATAGCTTAGTTTCTTGTTGTTGTAAATACATTTTGGGTAAACGGGATGATTGTGCCAATTTATTTATTTTCTGGTCTGACCAATTATAACACTCAGACCCTATCAACAATTCATGTTGACTATTCACACTCGGCTTTCTGTAGTGAACACATAGATTGTCTTTCCAATCTGTCATACATTCCTTGAGCGTCTAGTTACCTAGAAGTATTGCTACTGTCCTACGACCGCTTTCTATGCAATTAAGTAAGTGGTTAAATGCTGTATTCATCCCTAGAATTATTATCGTACTTGTTTAAGGTACTCGCGGCCAACTAGGCCCTTTTCAATTTCCATCAATGCAGTAACGATTGGTCCTGCAGTTGTGGGTTTAGCTAGTTTAGACTTGTGCCCTCGCCTGAGTTCTCTAACCCTTGCGGTTGCGATTAGAACCATTTCAAAACGATTACCAATCATCTCTGCTGCCTCTTGGCTAGTATATCTCGCTCTAGATTCAGTCATACTATCTCCTGTGGTTAAAAAATTTGGAGCGGGTAGAGAGAATCGAACTCTCAAATTAACTTTGGCAAAGTTATAGGTTACCATTACATCATACCCGCATTATCTTGTGAATTTTCGTTTCAATAACAACCAATAGTATTTAATACCTCTAAAAGAGAAACTATCAAGGTTCATATCAAATGCTGAAACTTCTTTGGGAACATTCCTGTATGCACGATTTATTACATCTTCTGATTTTGACATACAATGCGTTCCTTTATGTTTGGTACCTCGTGACAGAATCGAACTGCCGTAATCGCCGTGTAAAGACGACGTTCTACCATTGAACTAACGAGGCTTACTATCTGTTTGTATTATACTGTATTTTTTATATTAAGTCAACTGCTTATTGCAGAGTTTGGACACTTCAATAAATCTTTATTTAAGTTTACGAAAGAGTTTTACCTTTTGTGGTCTCCCGAGAGTGAATCGAACACTCGTCATATGGTCCCAAACCATAAATTCTACCATTAAACTACCGGGAGAAAATTTCTGTTAGTGATACCATTTCACCAGACTGAGAAATTGATTGGTTGCGGAAACAGTTTTTGCGCTATTTCTACATAGATGTATTGCTGCTTGGGATACAAAATACAAAGATGCGGGGTCAGGGCATGCTCCTGAAAGCGAAGGCTTATGAGACCCCGCGGCCACTCGGCTCCCCGCATCTTTGTACTCTGAACTTTATTTATCATTTCAAGATAGGATTCTACCATTTAACCACAAATGCGAATTTGGTGCGTGATAAAAGATTCGAACTTTTCACCTCTACTATGTCACAGTAGCGTTCTTCCCCTGAACTAATCACGCATATTTAATTATTCACGCATATTTAACAGGATGCTGTTTTGCTTTTGACTTAAAAAAGTTTTTTTATTTGCTGGAAGCATCCTTAACCTGGTGGAGGATAACAGAATCGAACTGTTATAAACAGCTTGCAAAGCTGCCGTAATCCCATTATACTAATCCCCCGAAATTTGTGATTGATTACTTATCTCATTATACGCCATCAATCAAGGCGAGTTTCATTGTGGTGCGGATAGAGAGACTCGAACTCTCAGCTTACGGCTTCTAAGACCGCTGCGTTTACCAATTTCGCCACATCCGCATTACTAAATTTTGGCATCCCCTCTAGGACTCGAACCTAGACAAACGCTTTTGGAGAACGTTGTGCTGCCATTACACTAAGGAGATATATAACAGGATCGTTTTTTTACGGTTTTGATTAGAAGTCAAATGTATAATTATTTGCTGAACCGATCCTTAACTTGGAGGAAGATAACAGAATCGAACTGTCACCGTGTCAACAGTGGGACGGTTTTCAAGACCGTGTCCGCGCCATGCAGCCTATCTTCCATTATTCTTTATTTATTACCATAGAAAAACACACTACGCTCTTACCATTAAGCTACCTACCAGCACATACGTTATGGTCATTGGGATCGATTCGAACCATCATCTTAATGTGTTTATCTATAGTTACCATATGTAAACACACTAACGCCGATAGCTACGGAGATTTATCCGATATCGCTGGGAAATCAATGTGTTTGCATATGGTCGGGGCACAGGGACTCGAACCCTGAACTGGCAGATTAAAAGTCTGCTGTGATAACCATTTCACTATACCCCGTATATGGTCCACGCTCTCAGACTTGAACTGAGTTCTCTCGGCTTAAGAGGCCGGACTTCACCATCAAAGTTTAGCGTGGGTTGTGCATATTAAATTGTCTTTAATGTGCCAACCATTGACCATATACGGGGTCAGTAATTGACACTATAGTTTACGAGATTTTCGTTTCATATAGTACCTCTTTCATTTAAAAATATATTATACAACAATTTAGGTTTGTTGTCAACCTTTATTTGGAGTAGGGAGCGAGATTTGAACTCGCGGATTTACAGTTTTGCAGACTGTTGCATTGGGCCGCTCTGCCATCCCCACATTATTACTTTTGATCAGACTTTTCTCTTGCTACCTTAACATCACTTGCAAGTTGCGCTTGGATCATCATATTCTTAAATGCATTACGTTGCGCTTGGTCAGTGAATTTAAACAATGCTGTCATTGTTTTATTACGTTTAGATAGATTGAAAGTTTTACCTGGTTTCATTTTGTTTCCTTGTTAAAAATTACATAATCTTGGCGGAGCATATAGGATTCGAACCTATGCTCCCCTTGCGGGGAGGACGGCTTAGCAAGCCGCTGCCTTCGACCACTCGGCCAATGCTCCTTAAATACTTGGTGCCTCCAACTGGACTCGAACCAGTAACCTAACGATTATGAGTCGTTTGCACTAACCAATTGTGCTATAGAGGCAATTTCCATAATATAGTATACTCCCAGTGTTTGTCATCACACTGTACCTTGTGGTACATCTTCAGATATAGTAATCTTATTATAGGTGATTACTAACATGATGTGGCACTTGCTCATTTTAATATGAAGGGAAGGCTATATCCCTTACATGACAAGAATACACTATATTATGGTGCGACTGACCGGAATCGAACCGGTACGCCCTTGCAAGCGTCAGATTTTAAGTCTGGTGTGTCTACCTATTCCACCACAGTCGCAAATTCATCTTACTATTATATATCAAATAGTAATTGTTGTCAAACTAATTTAATATTAGGTTGACCATTATATAAATATTTATATGTTACAACACAAAGCACGTATTCCATTACATCTACGCCGTAGAGTACTAGAACGTGATGGCTATTATTGTGTATATTGTGATGAAGACCTGCGTGATGCGGAGATACACATGGATCATGTTATACCAGAATCAAAGGGAGGTCCAACTACATACGATAACCTACAAGTAACTTGTAGAAAATGTAATCTTGCTAAAGGGGTACTGACTGAAAGTGAATTCACAAACAGATTAAGAACCCGAGCAATGAACATTTTGAATAAACTTGGAGCGGGGTAGGAGAATCGAACTCCTGACTTTAGCTTGGAAGGCTAAGGTAATGCCATTTTACGAACCCCGCATTGATAAATTTGTAAGTAGTAGCACCTCACTCATTGCTACCATTCTACCTGTATTTTCTTTAAAGCGGCCGACAGGATAGAGGTACGTAGTAATAGTTGATACTTGAGCGTTGCAATTTTGTTGGACTCGTACCATTCTCTCACATGGCTTTCGACACCATGCTTTCTCAACATCTACACTTACAAAACTTGGCGCCTCGTAGGGGATTTGAACCCCTGATCTCTACCGTGACAGGGTAGCGCATTAGGCCAGCTATGCTAACGAAGCAAAATAAGATAGGCTTCACACCTAATTGACGTTTGCTAGCGCATTCAGTCTAACGTCTAAATCATCAACTTGGTGGATGCAGTTGGAGTCGAACCAACAGTGCCGCGAGGCGGAAGATTTACAGTCTTCTGGGGTTACCAGTTTTCCTACACATCCAAAATTTGAAGACAGTATATGGATTCTTTCCTGTCAGTCGCAGAATTACATAGAATAGCCACGTTTCATACGTCTCCGTGAAAGGGAGGTGAATCGTATCTGCGTCTTAAAAACTTGGAGTCGCATACGGGTTCTGCCCCCGTCTAGTCACCTTGAAAGGGTGATGACCTCACTAGAAGTCTAATGCGACATTATCTGTTATATATAAACTCACTCGCATCTGCCTTTGGAGCCGCGTGTTCCTTCCCTCTGTATACACATCACAGGATCCTGTGATAGGGACATGCACATTTACACTAGAGTTTACATATAACTTCTTTGTTATATTCAAATACACTACCAATCATATTGAAACACACTACCTAGTTTTAACTTATAGCGTAGGACTTTCGCCTGCTACTGTAGTAATGTATTTCAATATGGAGTCTGCCACGAGTCTTGTTACTTTAGCGTTTCGAACCGTCGTTTCTCGCAGTACGTGGTCTAATCACAGTCTCCATCCTATCCTCAGAAACTGTACTACGTATCACGGTAATAGAATCCCTTGTTCTTTCAGACTTCAACGACTGCCGCTGACATACAGATCAGCTTCCAGACTACCATATTGAAACACACTAACATCTTCCCCCGGGACGTATCCCAAAGTTAAATCATCCCTGATACAAAGGTCATAGTGTGTTTCAATATGCGAACTCATTGTAGACGGGGGTCGAACCCGCATCGCCCGCGACAGGCATCCTACCATTAGAAGACTACGAGTTCATCGGGGTCATGACTCCCGATTATGGTTGGGGTTAATTACTCCCCTCTGCTGCTCCCGAAGGCTATACATTTACCATATAGAAACACACTACCTACGCATTCCGGCGTAGCCCACCCGTGGAACCTTCGATCAACTCCGGCCTAAATGTGTTTTTATATGGATTCTTTGTTATATTGAAGCACCCTCAGCATTTCACCCTTGATTCGCTATTGCTACTAGGGGCGTGTTTTAATGCGCTTCAATATAACTTCTCGCTACGCTTTCTTTCACAAGATTGCGGACTGTTATCACCTTGCAACATGATCGTGCTTGGTGTTGTCTTAGCGAGAAATTACATAATTAAATTTTTAATGAACTTGTTGCAACTGACTCTATCGTTTGTTGCTATGTGTTTATTATAACACTGTTTAGATTAATTGTCAAGAACTTTTTGTGTCTACTAGCTTTAAGCTACCGTTTCCGTGAACTACTTCAATCAATCTAAGTATGTATTATATACTAAACACCATTTATTGTCAAAAATTTGTTGTTGTATTTTTACAACAACTATATCCTTTGGTCCGGCGTAGAGGAATCGAACCTCTATAATGACTTTAGAAGAATCATGTCCTATCCGTTGAACGAACGCCAGAGAATTTCTTAAGTAGTCTCTATTATAGAGGATTGTTGATTTTTTGTCAAGAAATATTTGACAGGATGTTTGGCTCCCTCGCCTGGGCTCGAACCAGGGACATTTTGATTAACAGTCAAACGCTCTACCGACTGAGCTACAAGAGAATAAAATTGGTGCCCCCACCATGACTTGAACACGGGACCTACCGCTTACAAGGCGGTTGCTCTACCACTGAGCTATAAGGGCAAAATAGCAGTGATATTACTCACTGCCTTGTTTATTTAGATGAATTCTACTCTAGCCTGATTTTTATGTCAAGCTAGTTTAGTAAAATTCTACTGTGCTTTGGAACACCTGCAAGCAAGTAATCCATTTGATCAGCAAGAATGTTACGATGTTGTAAAATCATGTTTTCGTAGTGGTTTGGGACATACGGAGTGTATAGAAGTTCCATACGTGCTTCCTTCAATGTCTTATGACCTTTCTTACTGTTACATTCTTTACAAGCAGTAACAACATTCATCCAAGTGTTTTCACCACCTAAAAATTTAGGGACAATGTGGTCCCTGCTTAAGTGATTGTAATTTGGATGATGTTCACCGCAATACGCACATACTTGCCGGTCCCGTCCAAACAAGGTTCTGTTAGTTAATGCAACATTGCTATGCTTGAAAGGATTAAATCCGTGACCTTTGACGGCAATGATACTAGATGTTTCAAGGTAGCTGATTTCACCGGAGTTTTGAAAGCCACCGCGATACTTAGCCACAATTTCACCCATGCTCCATGCTACCGCATCTTTAGCGTGGTATGTAATTGCGTCATCATGTGAAATCCATTGTCTTGGAATTCCTGAAATATCTAGTGCTAGAACAGCCATGCTATACTCCTTTGTTACTGTCTATATCTATTTAATACCTTATTGGTGGGTCGTAGAGGATTTGAACCCCTGACTCCTTGGTTCGAAGCCAAGTACTCTATCCACTGAGTTAACGACCCAAACAAAAACCCGACTAATCGGGTTTTTTGTGAGTGTGTATTTAATTTTATTTACGGTTGAAAGCCCAACCTAAAACTCCAATTGCAACCAATCCAACTAAGCCTTGACTACCAAGTGCTGTGACGAATTTAATTACATTTGCAAGAATATCCAATCCCATGAATGGTACTGCTGCTCCGAAGACGATTTGTAAGATCACACCTACGGCTAAAAGTTTTACACCTAGGTCTAAAACGCTAGTTAGAAAAGCACCTGCTAAGGCGAATCCTTTGTTTAAAGTTTCCATATTTTTGTTCCTTTCACAAACTAATATTTAGCCTGTTTGGGCACCGATAAGTCCAATATCTTATTACACAGTAACTATATAGTTATTGTGTATAAACTGTGCATTTATGGTACCAGCGGAGGGAATCGAACCCTCTCAAGAACCCTAATCTGGGGCTAAAAGGCTTATAAGACCTCTCTGACTTCCAAGTCTCGCTGGCATTGTATTTGGTCTCACTAGATAGATTTGAACTATCATCTATTCTTTAGGAGAGAACTGTTCTATCCAGTTGAACTATAGCGAGAAATAATTTGGTGCCCTAGGCAGGACTCGAACCTGCAACACACGAATTTTCAGTCCGCTGCTCTACGCTATTGGAGCTACTAAGGCAATATAGGTTTTTGAGAGGCTACCTATCCTTGTTGAGGGGACTCAATAGTTTGTCTCGTATGGAGGAGGTCTTGCATCTTTCAGGTTAAACAAGTGCATCTGGCTGCACCCTTACTTGCGACTCGACTCTTACGTCTATCTCAAAACTTTTTAGTGTGTAAGCATGACCAAACCTGCTACTTACACTTCAGCTACCTTACCTTGGTACGTGGCGTTGTGGTCAACCCATGTAGCTTACAAACTGAATTTGCGCTGTGCAAAGGTGGTCCATATATCTTTACGATACCACTCTTCGGGCGGAGTAAAAGTTCGTTGGCCCGATTAAACACACTTTCCGATACTAACTAAGCAAAACTTGGCGGAGAGCAGAGGAGTCGAACCCCATCCCATTTCTGAGAACCTGGTTTTCAAGGCCAGTCGCAGGACCATCCCCGCTGCATTACTCTCCATATTCTTTAATCGTAGTATGATTTCCGCTCTCGTTCCATCTGTTCGTACATTACATTACGATTAACTTTTCGGCGAAATCTACAGATTTCAACTATTGATTGTTCATTGTTGGACCTTAGTGCCCAATCACGTTTCTCATTGATTGTTGATAACGTTGAGAATTCTTCTGCAACTGAATCCAGATCAACACCTTTGTATCGTTTTCTATATGCTCGGAATTTAATTATCATAGCAAGTGCATATTGTTCATTCGTGCTATCGATAATTACTTCTTCCCATTTTTCTAAACTCATATTATCTCCATTATCGGTGGTCAACCCATAGAGCTAGGCTCTACAATGCCGACCGTAAATTGGCCCCGTCTGATGGAATCGAACCACCGTTTCGTCCTTGACATGGAATGTTGTATATTGCTGACTGCATCCTTGACAGGATGACCTTTTATACGTGTGCTAACCACTACACTAAGACAGGAAACTTGGTACCCTTGCTCGGACTCGAACCGAGAGAACTCTTCCTTTTGAGAGAAGTGACTTTTCCAATTTGTCCACAAGGGCATTATAAAACAGGATTCGCTTTTTGGGTTTGAACCAAATATCGCTTGGAGCGAATTAACCGAAGTTATTTGCTGTATGAATCCTAAAACTTGGTGCTCTGAGCGAGACTCGAACTCGCAGAACCCGGCTTCTTAGACCGGTACCTATACCAATTCGGTTACCAGAGCTTTTTTCTTTCGCCCACCTTTACGGTTGGCAGCAATATTTGCTTTATGTTCTTCACTTTTAGGTTTTCCTTTATTACCGGAACCACCTTTATTATTTACTTTATGCTCTGACATAAGCTGTCTAGCTTTTTCTTCTCCGTATTTTTCAACAGTGTTTTGCCAAGCAGTTCTGCCACCATTAGTCATTCTGTCAGCAGTATTTTCTTTAGACGTTCCCCAATATAAATGATGAGGATTACCGCATTTACTGTTGTGACATGCATGGCATAGATGGATGCGCTGACCTTTAGGGATACTTGTATCAAGTAAATGAGCAAGCAAACCTCTATAATTTTCGCTGTTACCACCTCGTTCTATACAAGGCTCATCTAGTTTTAGATGAGATTGTCTTTGCGCTTGGGTATTTGTAATGTATGTTTCTATTAATATCATACATATATTTATGCTAAACACCTAAAAAGTGATTTTAAGGTGTTTACCAATTTCACCACCGGGGCATATTCAACATCCCATAGCCGGGATTCTGTTCTATCCTAACATTAATCTTTGCCACAACCCGAATCAATAGCGCAAGTGTTACCTGACTCTGTTTGTGTTGCTTGTTATATCTAGGTAGTATTAACGGCATGCTATGAACACCCCTCCTACACGCACTTGCCACAAGTCCCGAACTTCCTCTGTTGCCAGCGTTAGGTCGGATGTTGAAAATTTGGGTTGATCTATGGGAGTTGAACCCATTCTATCGCTTTCACAGAGCGAGGTGCGCACCGGTACACTAAGAACAACATAACTGGTCTGTGTGGCAGGATTTGAACCTGCGATTTCCCACTTCCAAGGCGGGTAGATTAAACCAGACTTTCTCACACACAGATAAACTTTGGCGTACCCCCAAGGACTCGAACCCTGACTGACCGACTTTGGAGGCCGGTGTGCTGCCATTACACTAGAGATACATTAACTTTGGTGGAGGCCGGGGGTATCGAACCCCTCTAGACATTCTACTTGCAAGGCAGAACCGCAGCCCTCTGCTGCCCCCATATACTGGTACCCCCGGCAGGTAACGCTCCTGCGACTCCGCGTTATCAGCACGGTGTTATACTTTTTAACTAAAGGGGCAATAAATACTATTATGAAAACCTACAAGAATTTTACTCCCTGTGGTTTGAACTTTCACCTATCATTGATAGATGGTGTTTGTTGTATGATTGTATATGATAGATTCTTTTGTGAATACCATATGCAATATTTTACTAATATCAACAAAGCATTAGGCTTTATCAATAATCTTTGATTGGTAGATGTAAGTAGATTTGAACTACTGACCTGCTCCGTATGAAGGAGATGCACTACCGCTGTGCTATACATCTATAATTGGTGCTCCTTACTGGTAACGATCCAGTGTCTATACATTACCAATGTATTATAATACCTTTATACTAAAAGAGCCGATTGGTGCGCCCGGAAGGAATCGAACCTCCATCCCCGATTTCGTAGACCAGTGTATTCTCCATTATACTACGGGCGCATTAATAAAACAGGATAGTTTTTAACATAGTGCTACCGTTACACTAAACCTTGCGGCTACGGAGTCGAACCGTTCCTTTTCTTTTCAAGAGAAGTAGTTAAATTATTTGCTGAACCTATCCTAAAACTTAACATTTATAAGCACACTTGAACGTTTCTTCAGTGCTACGGACACTATCTCCCATTCCAAGAGGGCGAATCGTGTGTGCTTATAGATGGTGCCCCATGACAGAATTGAACTGCCTTATCCTGATTACAAAACAGGCGTAATACCGGTATACGAAAAGGGCAAAAAATGGCTCCGCATCTGAGTAACGATCTCAACTAAACACGAAACATATTGCTCACCAGGCTAGCTTCGAACTAGCAATTCAATTAAGAGTCGGATTAACAGTCCGGTGAGTTTACCAGTTCCTCTACTGGTGAGCAATATGTTCTAAATAACTTTCATTTCTACTAGATTTTTTTTCATTAGCACTACTAATTTCCTATGCGGTGGAAATTGTGTCCACTTAGCATCATCTTTTTCTGTTTTATATCCTTTGATTTCTATATACACATCGTCATCAATAAGATAAAAGTCCGGAGTATACCTGCGCTCTTTGCCTTGAAATGTATACGCAAATGAATCTTTATTTCGTTGCCATTTGATGTTGTTAATTAGTAAAGGAATACGCGGCGTTATTAAATAACTTCTGTCCTTTGGCAACCTCACCGCCAACAATACTTTTCATACCCTACTGGACCGACTTTGCTTATCGTTTGTCACATTACTGTGAAGCCCGGGAAGTCTCTCCCGGGTCGGTTTCCATCTACTATCTTACTAAGTATTGTCTTAGTATTGCTGAAACTGCTACGTTGGGACTCTTACCCCAGTGTTTCTCAGCCGGTCAACGAACTGACGCAGTTAATCACTGCAAAGACGACCGCAGTTCCATGATCGCCTACTGTTTACTTTGTGGCTCTTGCTTTCCACTTGATACTGGCGCCGTGGACGGGAATCGAACCCGCATAGGACGGATAGACAATCCGTTGCATTACCAGTCTACCACCACGGCATAATTTGGTACTCCGAACGGGTTTCGATCCCGCTTCTCCAACTTGAAAGGCTGGCGTCCTAGCCACTAGACGACCGGAGTGTAATAAAACAGGATAGCATCTTTTTTTCATTAAAAGTGAAATTGGATTGTTTGCTGTTGCTATCCTAAAACTGGCAGGGGATATCAGATTTGAACTGATGATGACGATTTCAAAGACCGTTGCCTTAGGCCACTAGGCGAATCCCCAACAAATTTGGTGGAGCAGAGAGGGTTCGAACCTCTACAGAACGTGCTGACCTCCGGGTTACAGCCGGGTGCCCTTCCTCTCAGGCGTCTACTCCATATTATTAAACACACTGTTTCCAATGTGTATATTGAAGCACACTACTTACAACGGAACCCCGAATTACGTAAGTAATATTCTTCAATATAACTTGATTTTTCACACCACAAGAGGTGCTTCATCCCAAGTTCCGCCCATTCGCCCATGTTTAAAGTGCAGGCTAGGATCTCGTTTCCTATAACACACTATCTCTCCACTACGCAACTTTTTAGTTGCTTCTTAATTAACACTTAGTATAACAGAGTATCCATTTACTGTCAAACTCTGTTATGTTGTTTTTACACAACACTTGTTAATCTTAAGCAACCTTTTTGCTTGCTTCTTAATTGTCTCTAGTATAACAGCCTATCCATTTATTGTCAAGATTATTATACTACAAAAAACTAAACCCCTGGGACTTTTTAGTTTCCCAGGGGTTGAATAAATTTGTTATGATGTAACTTGTTATTCTGTTCCCCGGGCACCTCTTTGGTTATCATTGCCGCGAATACTTGTAGGATATGATACCGCGAAGGCTGATAAGGTTTCTATAGACCATAGCCCCGTATGTTTCGGCATGTAACAAGTTTTATTCATCATAGTAGTTTATTTAGTCCTGGTTAAAAATAACAGCAATTTATATAGTGTTTTTTACTGTTTATGTGTGTATTATATAGGAGTTTTGCTTATAAGTCAACATTCTTTTTACCCATTTTGAATTTTTCCTATAATCATATATCTAGTACCTCGGCTATCATCTATTTCATCTTCAATTAACACTTTGGAATTTTTTGGTAATTGATTTTTAAATTCTTCCAGTGAGTGTACACAGTTAATGTGTCCTTTAATCCAATCCATATTGTTTGATTGGAATGCAAAATATGCATTAGATTTTAATTGTGACCAATAAGGCCAATCTTTCATCGGCAACATGTGTTCACATGATGTATTGATAACAAATTTTGTATTTGAATAATTTATCTGTTTTGTAAAAACATCTCCGGTTGACCAAGAAACATTTTCGTAGTTTTTAAAAAATTTATTTTTTCCAATGCGAACAACATTATCATTGAGGTCTATCGCAATTATTTTATTTACTTTAGAATCTAGTAAAGGTATCAAAATACTTCCGTACCAACAACCCAATATTACTAAATCAGAATCTTTTTCTAAAAACTCACTAATTTGCTCAAGTAAATTTTCTTTTGCTTTGAATTGATTATCACTGAAAGAATCAATAATATCTAAACATTGGTCAGGAAATTCTTTTATCGTTTTTAAAACATTTCTAAATACAGATTCTTCAATCATTTTGTTACCAAATAGTCATTAATTATCAGCATGTCCAACCCACATTTTTTAAATGTTTTTACCGCATCCTCAGGTGTTTCAACCATTGGTTCTTGGCAATTAAAACTAGTATTGAGCAACATTGGAATACCAGTGAGTTGATAAAATGCATTTATCAAATTATAATAATGTTCATTGAAATCTTTAGTTACTGTTTGAATCCTGGCTGTCCCGTCAATATGTGTTACACCCGGAATTTTATCTGAAATTACATTTACGATCCGTGACATATACGGACTAGTTTGATTTGTATCAAAGTACTCTTGATAATGTTCTTCAAGCACACTAGGGGCAAACGGCCTAAAATCTTCTCTTAACTTAATAGTTGAGTTAATAATATCTTTGATGTTTGGATTTCTAGGGTCTGCTAAAATACTTCTGTTACCCAATGCTCTATTACCACTTTCGCTTTTACCTTGATACCAACCTACTATTTTACCATTTGCGATAGCGTGTGCAACTTCTTTGTAAACATCATCCATTGTTTTTTGCTGATATATTAACCCTTCAAATATATTAGAATCTACTGTATGTTCTTTGCCTGCATATACTGCAGGGACATGAATATTTTTATTTAAAATATAATCGGCATGCATATAAGCACCCAATGATTGCCCTTCATCACCTACGGCTGGTGGTATATGTACATTATTATAGTATTTGGTCAATTCTTCATTCATATATCCATTATACGCAACTCCACCTGCAACACAAATATTATCTGATGTTTTAAGAGGGTATACAAATTTTTTAATTAGATTGATTGTAACCTGTTGTAATGTAAATGCTACATCTTCTTTTGAAACTTGTTTTAAAATTGCAGATGATCCTTCAGGTAATCTATGATTGGGATTTTTTAAATATTGGTCAATCATTAAATGAATTTCATTGTTATATTTCCCAAACCCTACTAGTCCCATGGTCTTTCCAGCATCAAGATATCCAAATCCAATGTCTTGGGATAGCCTATTCCAAAGTCCACCTATTGATATTTTATCAGATAGGTTAGTAATAGTACCGTGCTTGTCAATAAATATACAATTAAATTGCCATCCTCTACCATCAATTGCTAGTATATCAGATTCAGCAAACCCTGAACTTAACAAAGCATAAGTAGCATGACTTTGATGATGATCAATATAGTAATAGTTAGCTGTGTGTAATTTATCCCATAGATTGTTTGGGGTGAATGACAAAAAAATTGTATCAGGTAAGGTATCTTTAAGCAAATCTATTACAAACTCTTGACCCAAATTAGAAACAGTAAAAGCAAACACATTATCTTTGTTTGATTTTTTGTAATTAGGTGAAAAATGTTCTAGAAAAAATTCTCTGCTATATGTAGGATCATGTGAGTTTACACGATTAAGATTGTGTTTTCTTCTAGTATATCTCTCTGCTTGATGATGATATTCCCCATCGTATGTATTATGGTCGTGAATGTTCACTGCTATTGAAAAAATTTTCATTGTTTTCTGTTTCTTCTTGAATTATTTTAAGTATTTGTATTTTTCTAATTTCGGGCCTAATAGGAATTATATCGTAACAGGTTTCACAATATTTTTCAAACTTAAACAATCTGTAAGTCATCATTTTGTCTATATTTTCTTTGGTGATATCAAATTCTCTAGAACCGTTAATAACTTTTCTACTGCAATGCCGTATCTTTTTAATTTCAAAATCAAAGACCGGAACTAAAGGAAATTTTGCACAAATCTTTCTGTCTATTTCTGGTGCTTTCTCTTTAAATTCAAAACTAGGAGACCTAGAATTATATTCTTTGAATTCAGTATTTTTATGGTCAAGTACAGCTAAACTATACTTTTCTCTATATTTGAAATAATTAGGTGTTTCTATAATTAAGTTATAGTTATTCTTAGCATTTTCTTCAAGGAAATCATAGTTACCTAATTTTTCAATTCTATCCTCATAGAAATCAAGAACCAGATGTTCCATATATATTATATCCGGATCTTCTAGTACCCATGGATAAAATTTTCTTACCAAAGAATTAGACAATACTTGTATAACTAAGTTGGGGTGTTTTTTAATCTCATCAATTACTTCTTTTAGATTTTTAATAAGCCCGGGTTCACCCCCAAGCAAACATATTCTTGTTTTGTATGGGCTTAAGTATTCAAGTATATTTCGTAAAAAATCCATATCAACTGTTAAGTTTCTCATCTCTAGAGTCCATGCCGTACAATAGTGGCAGGACTTGTTACATGATTTTGTCAAATAAAAATCAACTACTAAATAATCCGAAACTTTTAAATCTGCTAATGTTAGCATACGCTACTACCTTATAAAATTAACAATTCTATCGTAATTAGGCCTCAGATCGTCGGGTCTCACTTGTTTCAGTAACGACTTTGCCTTGCCTACAGTCATGATCATGCGGGGTTGGTTAGTTATAAATGGAAAATCTTTCCATTTTGATAAATTTGAAGGAAGACATCCAATGAGTGATACGTTGAGTTGATTTTCTAAACACATTCCACTAAATGCAGTAACAAATAATCCCATTTCAAATGAACTTGAATGATTTAGGCGAGATACATCTAACGCTTCAAAGTTGCGTCCTCGTTTAACCGCATCTTGTTGATGCGGGCTTAATATTGTTTCTACTCTTGTTGTAAAGATAAGCAAATAAGAACAACTTAAAATATTAGAATAAAATGGCAAATATCCGCCGCTATATCTTTCCGCAACAATATTGTTGATATCAACGTTGTCAGCTTTAGCTTCATTACCTAGACAATTAAGGTAGGCTAAGTCTTTATATTTTTGATTTTCTGATCCTTGTCCTATTACATGTACACTATACGGCATAAAATTATTTTTAGAAGGAGTAACCTCCCATGTTTTCCTTAATAAGGAGTCAATTAACGATTCCGGTATATCAACGGTATTGTCGTACTGTAGTACAAATCTTCTAGATTGTAAGGTATCATATATCATAATTTTCTCCAATTATATTAATAATAGTATTTATTTCATTTGAAGTTAACCAAGCATGTATCGGCAATGATAAAATTGTATCAGCAACTATCTTAGAGTTAATACAATTATCTTTTCTGTGAAAAATTTTATCATACATTGAATTAGATGACAATGGAATTTCATAATGTATAGAAGCACCTAATAATTTCTGTAGATGGTTTCTTGTTTTATTGTCTGTAACTCGTATTGTATACTTGTGGAAGTTATGATTTAATTCTTGCGTAGATGACTGTACATGCATTGGTAATTCTTTAAATATAGTATTGTAACGGCGAGCAATTTCTTGCCGACGTAACTGAGTTCTTTCCATATTTTTCAAGCGCAAATTAATAATCTCTGCATTAAGCACATACATTCTAGAATTGTACCCAAGCATTTCAAAGTCAGAATCTTTACCATGCCGTCTTATTTTTTTAAAAAATTTGACCTGACTTTCGTTGTTAGTTAGAAATACCCCGCCACCGTTTATGCCGGCAATAACTTTGTTGCTGTTAAAGCTGTAAACACTACAATCACCAATTGTACCTGCTTTTATTCCGTTTAAACTTGACCCAATACTCTGTGATGAATCTTCAATAAACACAATATCTTTTTCTTTCGGATTGTCGGGACCGAACGCATGAATTTTAAAAGGAAACAAATTCTGTTTAGAAGGACTAATATTAAGTGTGCGCTCAAGCAAATTTTCTATCAGTTCCTTGCTTGGTAGTTTTTGTTGATCCCAGGCTGCACGAATTTGCCTTCTCTTTGAATATAGTTTTTCAATTCCGTTTGTCATATATTTTTTCATTTAATGTTACTCTGATATTTTTTTCAAAACTGGGAAATTTCCAATGTTTATCCGGGTCACCGTTTCGAACAGCTTCATGAACATCTTTGTTTAATGTTTCAGAATGTAATCTACGATCAATATCAACATTTGGATATCCAATCCCCACTAACAGTTTTATTCTATTATTTACACCGAGCAGTTGTCTAACTGGATCTTCATCTATGGCTGAGCATAGACCAGTTTTATATCCTAACAGGGTCGCAGATAGTATAAGTTCACCTACGCTAATCCCGATAGAAAAATTTATTTGTTCTTCGTATGATATCATTGCGTTACTGTCTCTATAGGCTTTTCCTGCAAGATGTGTTCCGCCTCTGGCTATGCCTTCCTCTCTCACATACACAAACAAAACATTTGCAAGTATTTGAGAATTTTTCACAGAATGAGTATCGTCTTGCCAATATTTTCCGCTGTCGGCAACCCCAAAAATTCTTTCCTGTCCACTGCCCATAAGCATAAATTTTTTTGTATTATCGTATACCTGTTTAATTATAGACTGATCAGTGTATATCTTTAATGAATAATGTGTTTCATTTTGTTTAGAAGGAGAATTTGTAGCAGCATATATCAATGTTTCTAGATCTTGTTCTGGAATGACCTTTGACAGGTCGTAGTTACGCTGTGCTCGTTGTGCTGTGTCTACTGCTTTTTTTATTTCTTCATGCATATAATTCACTGCGTAAGATGTTTATAATATTTTTAATTTCGTCTTCGATCAGCCAAGCATGTATTGGTAAAGATAAAATAGTTTCTGAAACCAATTTAGAATTTACACAATCGTCTTTTCTATAGGCAATGTTGTTGTACAAGGTGTTTGTGCTCAGTGACTTTTCATAATGAACTGAAGCGCGAAGTACATTCTTTACTCGATCTCTAGTTTGTTTATCGTTGAATCTTAATGTATATTTGTGATAATTATGATTCAATCCTGGAGAATCTGTTTGTGTATGCACTGGCAAATCTTTAAACGCTTCGTTGTATTGACGGGCAATCTCCTGACGTCTTGCCTGGGTCTTTTCCATATTTTGCAATCGTAGGTCAATGACTTTTGCATTGAGAACATACATTCTAGAATTGTAACCCAACATTTCAAAGTCGTCACCTTTGCCATGACGTCTAATCTTTTTAACTAACTTTGCCTGTTTTTCGTTGTCAGTTAACAATACACCACCACCGTTAATGCCTGCAATGACTTTGTTGCTGTTAAAACTATACACGCTACAATCACCAATGGTGCCTGCCTTTGTACCATGTAGACTTGATCCTAAACTTTGTGCTGCATCTTCGATAAAGATAATATTTTTTTCTTTACAAAACTCTTTAATCGCAGTAGTATCCGTCATATTACCAAATAGATGTACATATATGACAGCCTTGACCTTTTCGCTGTACATTCGTTTAACACTGTCTAGGTTCATGTGGTAAGAGTCTAGATTGATGTCACAGAATACAGGTGTTGCACCTACTGCACTAATACAGGCCGAAGACGATATCCAGGAAAAATCAGTTACCAGTACTTCGTCGCCCGGTCCTATACCGTAACTCAGCAATGCAAAGTGCAATGCGTCTGTTGCATTTGCTACTGACACTGCATATTTTCTACCAATACGTTCAGCAAATTCGCACTCAAATTTCTCATTGTTTTCATAATTAAGTTGTGACATGAATTTGTCAAACACCTGTAGGTATGCTTCTTTGTTTTCTCTATATTCTCTGTCCCAACCATCATACGATATCATATATAATTTCCTTGTTTCTTTTTGGGCTCCAATTAATAGGAACTTTTATCTCACCACCAAAACGATCACTTTTTACTAACTGCAAAGATATATTGTATTCTCTAGCAAATTTTTTAGCTTGATCAAGTTGGTGTTCATTATGTTCAAACACAATAAAACTCCAAACAATATGCACTCCCATACTCTTACCTAAAATCATTGCATCAAATAGTAACGCACTATTTTGACCAACTCTATATATCATACTAGTATCCTTTAACCCGTCTAGACCAAAAATCCATGTGACGTTTGTATGAGACAACTCAAACGCTTTCCTATACCATTCTATATTTTTTTGGCTTGCAGCAGTCATAATTCTTATATTCTTATTTGGATACGTTTTAGAAAATTCTAAAAACGGAAACAAGTCTGGCCAAAATATTGGGTCAGATAATTGACCGCAAAGCATTACACCGGCATCAAAGAATCTTAAAAGTTTTTCAGCATCTTTTAAAGGAAGATCAAATCCATTATTGATTCTTGTTTTAATTTCTTTATATTTATTAGAGTCTTTGGGAGCCTGTAGTTTTGCTCTAGTGCATTGCGGACAATGTAGTGAACAGCGAGTCGATGTTTCGACATTGGGCAACCCTAGTGTTTTTTGTGCGTTGATAAATTCTGTGTGGTCAGTCATTATTACCTTTCGCCCCAGCTCGGCAGATGCGGTGGTGTGCTGTTGGTAAATTTCCAGACACTTGGAAATTTAATGCATTCTACTTCGTTAAACATACAGTCAACCGATCACAGTCTTCAACAAAATTTATGTGTCTTTTTACAATCTCAGCTTTCACTTCGGGGGGTATTGTTTTATTATGCCGCCATATTTCCAACTTGGTAAATATAATTTTAAACGACGAGTTAGAAATAATTTCTAACAGTTCCGATGGGAAACATCTATTTATATGGGGGTTTGTGTATACATCATCCAATAATTTATGTATTATTTCATGTGAATATTGTTCTTTTAACCGATTTGCAATAGTTGCAGCATCTGAATACAAATGTTCCCAATCTAACAATATAGGGTTTTTATTATAGTGATAATTAACATCACCTATGCTAAAGTTATAATGTGAACCCACACTCGACGACCACATTGGGCCTCCCTCGAAGTACATTATCCCGTTTGGTTTTAATACTCTGTATAATTCTTTAAGCACAGCACTCAAATTGGTTATGTGCTCCAGAGTGGCAACGGAAAATATAGAATCAAAATACTCATCAGCAAATTCTAAATTACTAGCATTTTTTTGCATTGCCGTTATTCGTTCATTTATTTTTTGTGTTTTGAACGATTTATTAATAGAAACAGTAACAATCTCTTTTGCACCGCGACGTTCCAACTCATAAGGGACTGCCAACGATGTAGATCCACCAACTTCTAACACCACTTGATCCTGAACATTATTTATTTCATAAAATCTATTCAAGATTTCTTCTTGATAGTCTAAGAGCTTTGGTATGATATTACTCACTTATTGGTTATTAATTATTATTGGTCCCACACTTTTCTTTGCAGCATCTTGGTGCACTAGTTGGGTGACGCATTATGATGTCGATAAAGTTTTTCCAAACCTCTGAAGATATGATGTGGAGTACCGACTCGTTATTGGATAATTTTAGAGTTTCGTTATAGAATCCCAACTCTTCAATGCTTTTTCTAGTTGACGGAGCATCACACCAACAGCAGGGAAGCAAATAGCCATCTGTGGTATATGCTATACCTTGTGACACCCCGGTGTTATACGTTTGCTTATTACTTTCATCATAATAATATGGCATGCATTCAGGTTTAATGTAATTTATCATATGCTTCTAGT